TTTAAAACCACCTCTTGTTGAAAAATCATTTAAGTATTTCCAGTCAGTTTTGTAAAAATCATAAGAACCTCTTCTGTATCCAGTAAATCCTAGATTAAGAGCCATATCCTCGCTGTTGTTAAACACGCCGAAAGAAGTACCTCCAGAATATCCACCATTTTGTTGTGCAAGAATATCATCAATTTCTAAAGAAAGGTTTCTATCTAAGAAAAGCATGTTTTCTTCAATAGCACCTTGCTTGTCTAGTTGCTTAAGCACTGCATCAAAATCAGTTAATGCACCACCGCCGCCGCCAGACTGCGCGCCAAAGTCAGAATATACATTACCTCTTGATTCAATAGCTTCAAAGAAACCTTCAGTACCTCGAGCGGTAGCGGTAATACCTGAATCATAAAAATCTAGTGTAGCTCCAGTGTTTAATTGCTTAACACCTTCAACCATAGACATTTCTAGATAATCTTCCCAGCGTAGTCTATTTTCATGCTCAGACTTCATATACCATAGGTATCCAGAAGCGCCGTTTTCAGAAGTAACTTCAATCCATCCAATTTGTGCAGTATCAGATCCATTGATTGAATAGTGCTCTTTTAGAATAATTGGAGAATTAGTAAATGTAGCGTAACTAGGATCTAGTTTCTCGTTAAAGTTACCAGTACCTTTTGCAAATTCAGAACCATAAGCAAGAGCCGTAAATCTCTGAGCGTTTGTAATGGCGGGAATTCCAGTTAAAGATTTAACTTGGAAATAGTTACCAGAAACATTTGTTACAACACCTTTAATTACAGCACCAGTACCACCTACTGCAGATGTAGCAGAAGACTGAGCTTGAATCATAACTGTTTGTCCTTTTCGGAAATTAACAGCAGTAGTACCTTGTGTAGTAACACCTAGGCTGGTAGGCTGAGCTGCAGGAACATTAAAGTTCAATACAAGACCTCCTGTTGTAGCAGCACTTGCAGTTCCAGGAGTAGTTCCTGAAGTTGGCATTGTGCCTGCGTTACTTAGGTAAATAGCGTTAGCATATCGTGTGTGCAATCTACCTTGCTCAGTCCAAATAATTTGGTCTGAAGTAGAAGGCATCTCCGCTGATACCATACGAAGGAAAGAGCCTATAGATCTGTTTCCATATCTTTCAACTTCTTGTTCGTATACATCAGGTAAAAATTGTTGTGCCCATTGGTTGAATGAGCTATCTGTAAAATCAATATAGTTACCAGCATAAAGAGCTTTGCTTTGAGTTGGTTGCAAAGCAGCTGGTACTCCACTTGTAAAAGCCATTTGTAAAAATTTTTAATTTATTATTTTGTCCATTTAACTCGCAAACGATCCGAAGAATCACCTTGAACAACTCTAACTTTATTATCACTTTGTGGAATGGCAGCATTATCTGATCTAGGGGACATATCAATATTTTTTGATTTTGCGGCATTTTCTTTTATAGCGTCGGCACGGCCTTGCTCGTAAAAATGATTTGCAATTCTGTCCGCATTATTTGCTGTAAATAACGCTTTATGATAATCTGCGGTTTTTTCCATTGAGCCTTCTTTATTTAAAAAAGGCTTAATAAAATTTTGAATTGATGATTGTGAATCTTTAACTTTTTGTGTATTGTCAACTTTAAATCTAAATTTTTTTTCCCCAACTTTAAAATCAAAACCTTTGAATTTTTGGTTAAAAAAATTATTTGTTTTAGTATCAAATACATTTTTTAATTTTTCTGCTTTTTCTTCGTATTCTTTTGCATCATTATAAAAGTCAAAAGCCTCTTTATATTCCTCAGGTACTTCATTTTGCTTTCTTAACTTAAGATCAGCATAGTATTTTTCCTTTGAATCCGTAAAGTGCTTTTGTGCTTCATATAATCTTTCTTTAAATGCAAGGTTTTTTGCTTTTACTTCTGATGGCTCTGCCACTTCTTCGTCATAAGCAAATTCTTTTTGCATTAAAAAATTTATATCTTCATTATCTAAATGAGGTTTTGTAGACTTTAAATATTCATAAACTAACGATGTATTATTCATTTGAGAATAATCTCTATTAAGATTAACATAATCTTCTAAAGATCCCCCCGTATCATTCATAAAATCAACTAGCTTTTGAATATTTTCCGGTAGTTCGGTTCCTGTCTTTTCAGACTCAGCAACCGCTTTTTCAACAGTTTCTTCTAATTCTTGTTGTACTTCTTCATTTGTTTTGTCTTCTTCTTCAACAATTTCTTCAAGCACTTCTATTTTTTCCTCTTGGACTTCTTCTTTTGAGTCTTCGACCCGTACTTCTTCGTCCACTTTTTCGCTATCTCCGGGTGTTTCATCCACAGAAATTTTCGTTGTTTCTGACTCTTGAACGGCATTATCTTCTTGTTTTGTTGGTGGGCTGTCAACATTAACTCGGTATACACCATCTTCTTGAAACCCATAATTAGAATCTACTTCGCCTTTGTCTATTGCTTCTTGCAATACCGCGGCTTCTTTTTCTTGTGTTGAAACGTTTTCAGTTCCTTCAACAACTTTTGCTTCAATTTGTTCTTCCATAATATAATATAATATAATAATAATTTAGTTTATTTTGCTTCAAACCTTGACAAGTCAAAGCCCCCTAATACGTCATTACCTTTTGATTCAAAAGATTTTTTAGGTTTTTCTGTTTTAGGCGGTCCAGCTATAGAACTTACCGATATTTTTTTATCAGCAATTCTTTCCTGAACTTCTGACTGTTTTTCAGCCAATTCTTTTTGAGCAGACAATTCTAATTCTTTTAATTTTACGTTAAGATCGTACTCAAATTGCATTAATTGTTTTTTAGTATCAGCTTCAAATTGCATTTTTTTAATAGCTAATTCATTTTCAGCTGTAGATATTTGTATTGTGCTTTCCGATTTTATCTGTTGTGTTTGTGCTTTAGCTTTTTCTACTTCTATTTGTGCAGTGCCCTGCGCTTCGGCTTGTGCGACAGCAGCAGCTTCTGAAGCTTGTTGATCAGCCATTTGTTTTTTGATCCTTCTAAATTTCAGTAACTGATTGGCTAATTTTATATTTCGTACTTCACGTATATCAATAGCGTCTTCTAAAAAAATGCTTTGTTGAGCTAAAGCGGCTTGTATATTATTTTCTAACGATTGTTTTTCTAAATCATCTGGCTGTAAATCTAAAAAAATACCAAAATCGTGTATATGTAAATTTTGCAATTCTTTTAAAGAGCCAACAGTGAACTGACCTAAACTTGTTATAAACAAATCTCTAGTTGGGTGAAATTCTAAAATATCTTTGAACCTAAGCGAAACGGCTTCAGCCAAAGTTTTAGTTATTGACATACTAGCCTCCAATATATGCCGGGTGGCAACATTGCTATTAGCAGCAGCCATTTTTTGCACACCCACTAAAGCTTTTGGGTCGGGGTCAGATCCATCTCTAGCTTCATTTAATCCGGTAATATCACGAATCATTTGGAGATATTGATTGTACGCACCTATTAAAAGCTGGACTTGATTGCCACCCCCACCGGGCAATTCTTGGATTGGTACTTTGCCAGGATTTGGGTCACCTTCAACAGTTAAAGACCTACCAATAATAGATCCTGTTTGAAAATACATATTTAGCGCCTCTTGGGGATTATAGCTTGTCCCGTTCCCTAAGTCAATTTCAGCTAAACCATCTGCGTCTATATAAACGCCAGAAGGAGTCATTCTTTGTATAGCTTGCTGCAATTTTAAATGTGTTAGCTGAATAAGATCAGCATAAGGGGTCATTTTAGAAACAAGGGAATCTATTTTTCCTTTATATATTCTAGGAGCCGCTACAACATAATTCATTAATACTTTATTAGCATTAGATTGCGGGCGAACCATGTTTGAAGCTTTCTTCCATTTTAAAAGTTTGTTTGCTCCTAATATATAAACCCCTTCATATATAACTTCTTGGGCCTGAGCTACTTTTTGGAATCTAGTTCTTTTATCTTTAGGGGGATTAAAGGAATCATCTTTTTTTATTGCTTTTTCTGCTCCTGAAGATGTTTCTTTTATTTTGTAAACATTGTTTTCCCACGTTTTCCAATTAAAATATAATATATTTACAGTATTGTCTGAATAATCTTGATTATCATTTATAGAATAATTAGTATTATAGTTAGACCAACTTCCGCTTTTTTTAGACAAGTCTTCTATATCTTCGTCTGTTAATTCTCGAAATTGTTTTTTAAGTTCATTTACTCTTGCTGTCTTTATTTCCCCAAAATAATAACAATCTCTAAAATTTGGATCTTCCGTATAAGACCATATTAATCTCGCGGGGTCAACATAGTCTAATTTTATGCCATCTGTGTTATTGAACGAATGCTTTATAGCCCCAATACCTAACACGGATATATCGTAGTCAACCCTTGATCTTATTTGCTCAAATTTATTCTGATTAAGCACGCTAGATATAGCTTGTTCTTGTGCTATTTCAATGCCCTGCTTGTAGTTTAATTGCATGTATAAATCTAACTCCTCTGTGGAGCCTGGCAATTTTTCTTTTTCAATATTCCTTATATTAGCACCAAGCTCAGCCTGTATTAAATCAAGCATTGAATTAGTATTCATATCTCTTTGGATGCCCTCTACATACTTAGTTCGTTTGCCAGTTGATATAGGGTCTTCGCCCGTAGCCCTTATACTAAAAAGTCTATCTTGCATCCCATTTACAACAATATCAATAAATTTTGGTATTATTGGTACTGGCTTCCAATCTAAATTTAAATATGACAAATCACCATTAATAGCAAATTCATCTTTGTATTTTCTTATAGATTGCTCACCTCTTGCATATAACCTAAGTCTATGAAATTCATCCCTTAAAGCATAATATCTTCCTTGCGACCCTCTGCCAGAATTAAACCATTCTTGCTCTATAGCTTTTGCAACCTGCACACCATATTGCGTAGATTTTTTCTCAGCATCAGGCACTGCCTGACTCGGGAATTGAGAATAGTTATTTTTAATTTTTGCCATATTTATTTAATTAGCATACTTCTACCTCCTTCATTCTTATATTTAGAGAATGAAAAATTAAGTTTTTTTGTTGATCTTTCTTGTCTTGGTCTGTATAAATGTTTTCGGCAAGCCATTATAGCTAAGCCACTACTAATTGAAGCATCATGAGCAGTCCTTTTTGATATATCAAATTTAGCCCAGTCTTCTAGCGTTCTTTGAAAATACATATTTCCATAGTTATTTTCTCGATTACCTACATTTTCTTCTATGTAGGACTCTATTGCAGCAGCGTGCGCTTGCCTTATGTCTTCCGACGTATTAGGTATCCCCCCCAATTCAGATTCTGTTTTTGACAGGGCTGCCCGCAACTTATCAGGCCGGTTCATAGAGTAGCCCCTATAACCTCTTCTTTTAAAATGATATAACAACCTTGGCTTATTATTTTCTGCAAGTATTGCCATACCATAAAAAACACAAGCCATTAAAACATCTTCAAAAAATATTTCAGCCGTTTGCGGCCTTGCTATATATTCTAAAAAAAATTTACTTTGTGGGAAGTCGGGGTTCATTGAAAATGTAGTAAGGCCATGCAAAGCGCCATTTGAACCACGCCCGCCAACCGTACCTGATATATCATATGAATCACACCCAAAATATCCAAAACCTTCATTGCCTGGATATTTTATTCCATTTTTTTCAATTACATTATTTCTTATATGTTCTTTTG